CGTTACTAAGAGTATAGGTTTCTCCTGTAGCCCCCACACCAGCATAGTAGTCCATCCACTCGCCAGGACCATCGGTAATTCTGAATGGATTGGGTTTGTATGGCACGGTTAGAACTTCTCCCTTGTATTAGGATGTACTTGACAATGAATGTGCATCCCTTCCTTCTTTTCTGGAAATTGGTAGTGCGCAATCGCTACCTGTTTCTCTGGTCTTTTGAAGTCGTATTGCCAGACCTCGTTGACAGCCTGTGCAATAAACTCAGCAACAGTCTGACTGTCACACTCAAGATCAACCGCACGACAAAAAGGCTGAGTCCCATGCACACCAGAATCGCCAGGCCGAAAAACACTATTGATCCGAGAAAGGCCAAAGCGTTTAGTTATCCAGTGAACTATTTCCTGAAGCTGCTTGTCTAGGTTTAGTACGTCCAGGTTTTTTATCTGGTACGAGTACATGCCCTAAGTTTTCCTTTTCCTTCTCACACCGTTGAATCACGCTGTCCAGTATCTTCTTGGCTTCATGGAGCCTGCGCTCGACTATCTTGACAGACGCTACGATGGCGTTGTATGCGTCCTTTGTGACGATAATGTAATGGTCATTAACTTCCATTCAGCCGCTTAATCTCGCCAAGGATTTCAGTAACCTTATTGTTCATGCTGTTGAGTTTTTCAATCTGACTACCGGCCGAGGATTTTATGTCATTTACAGCCTTGTTAAGCATTTCATGCCGTTCATCACAAAACTTCTCGTCTACTTTTTTCTCTACGTCTTTTCGCATATTTCCAAATATAATCCGCATAAGCCCCACCGTCGCTCCGCTAGTTACGACTCCAGTCAGTACTAAATGCCCGGGCTCTATCATTTTTTCAGCTCCCGTTGTAGTCGTTCCAGTTCCTGAATCAGCCATTTGTAGTTTCCCTTCACTTCCTCTGGCAACAACTGAAAGCAAGCGTCATGGGTATAGCACCCAAAGTTGTTCTGTATTGCCCAGATTTGCTGCTGGACACGCCAAATGCGGTTGGCGATGCGATCTTGCTTAACGTCCATTGCTAGGGCTTCAAAGTCGTGCTTAAGCTCCAGGTGTACCTTCATGGGTGTGAAGAAATAAATAGCACCCAGGGTAGCGGTGATTAAAACTATGTAACTACCTGCGATAGCTAAAACTGCACGTAAAGTGTTCATAGTATATCATCCCCCGTTATGGTGCTACTATACTCGGTCCAGTAGAATCATACGACATTGTTGGAGCACCTGCTTTATAGCTGCACCCAAAAGTCTCTACTCCTACCTGTTCAACCGAAATGATAAAGCTGGGAGTTGCTGTTATGTTTGAACTTCCTGCAACACAACTTGCGTCAATTGTCATGGTGATGGTCTCGTCTGCTGTGATGTTATAGCTTGCCAAGGCTGGCAAGGTCACTGTGGCAGTATCAGCATCGGTCCTTGCCACTGCTGTGTAAGTGATAACATCCCTAACTTCATTATTCCAACCGTTGGCTTCACTCTGAGCCGAGTCAAATCCCTGAATGAAGGCAGTCGTTACAGCATTGTCGGCTCCGAGAGTAGCATCCCAAGTATCACCAGCAAGTTCTACAACAATAGTCCTGCCACCGCTTCTAATATCCCCCTCTGGGCAACCACCAAATACAATTGTACCAGTTGCTTCGCCTGTTGCGATGTATTCATGAGAACCTATATCCCAAGATACACCTTCTGGTCTTGTAGTCCCAGCCCTGTCTGTTGTGAATAAAGACGACCAATCAACACCAACATTTATTGCTGAACTTCCTGCTGTAATAGTTCCGTCTGATTGAACACTTGGGTCAGTGATTACTTCACTGTCTTGGCACCCACTACTTGATTTAAAGCTAGCATAAGTTTCATTGTTACCCAAATATATTACATTGTTACTTGAATTAAAAACATTATAATCAAATGACCAAGAATCACCATCGGCATGCGAGCCATATGTGATAGCATTGCCGCTTTCTTCGCTTGCAGGAAACTCATAACCTGTGGAATCATAAAAAATGTTGTTTTCTACATAACAATTAGTATGATCTGATCCTCCAAGGCTTGTGCTACCACTGTAACTAATTAAAAATGTAGAATCATGCCCCTTGAATGTATTATTTAAGACATAGATTTCGCTGGCTGCTGTAAAAGCTGAATCAGTTAAGGCAATGGTTATACAATGACAATTAGTCGCGGACATTACATCCTCATGAAACCAATTGTTGTAAACTATAAATCCGGTAGGTTGATTATTTGTATGTGAAGGTTGTGGAGTCCAGTAAATTATATTATGTTGATTTCCAGTGACATCTCTCCATCCTCGAATTTCATTATTCCAAATTCGATAATGAGTAGCATATAATTGAAGAACATCAGGATGCCCTCTTTCAGCTAAAATCCTATCTCCCAAAACATTATTATAAATATCTACTGAGCTATTCCAACATTCAATTACATCATCATGAGTGTTAGTCATCGTGTTATGATGAATCAAGATACTCCCATAGCTCGATCCAACAGTACCAGAGGTAATGGTTATTCCATCCTGATAGTTGTCATGAATATAACAATAAGCCAACTCGAAACTACTAAAATTATGACCAGAGTCAATAGGACACCGTATACCACTTTCCGAAGGTGCATCACCATTGTTATCTATTTCCATATATTCAAGAACTATATAATCGGATGTCCCCTCAACCACTATCCCATCACCTTGACATCCAGTAATTCTCATTTTTCTATTTCCCGAACCATCATTACCGGAAATAGTAATATATTCCTTGTCATTCATCCAAAAGGCTTCATAGGTAGATGGTGTAATAGTTACAGTCCCGTCATGATTCGCACTTGCAGTCGGGTGCGCTGCTCCCGGTTTGATTGAAATGACATTACCTGAAGTACCAGAGCCTTGTATCCTACCTCTAACCCAAGTATAAGTAACTCCAGCCACACCACCATCAATGTAAAGAGTATCATTAGCACTAATTTTATTTGCTCCTGCTCCCCATAATGCCCCGCCACTCGCAAAAACTGAATCACAATCCCAACAATTAGCCCAATCAGAACCATCATTGTTACCAGCAGAAGATGAGCTACAGTGCAGATTTTCGGCAAAAGAAGTAGATACCGATACCAACAAACAAAACACAAAAACAATAAATAGTATTAGTCTATTCATAAAGCTGATATTTCAAAGTTCTTATAGTACTTTCATTAGTCCATGAGTTGTCAGAGCCATCTCCGCTGTACTCAAGACGTTCTGTTGTGCCATCTTTGGTGCTTTCACAAAGGACTTGATTTGTGTCACTTATTTGATCGCAGTATGTTACAAGCCAATAAGTAGTAGTATTGGTAATGCTTGGACTGGTAGAGAATGTAAAGTCTATCCATTGATAACTTGTTGTCAAACTTGCCATAGCATAAGAATCTGATACAGCATCTGCTACTTGTGCTTGAGGTTCATCATTAGCTGCATCATGAGTGTAAATATAAACAATGATGTTTCCAGTGGGTGTACCAGATTTTTTAAGATACAACGCAACCTTACAAATAGACTTAGTAGCTGTTGCAACAAACTTGCAACCATACCAATCTTTGTTGGCAGAAGGATTTAAGGCCCAATCGTAAACAGTATCAGAACCAGTTTCACCCTGAACTACCGTGTTACAACTAGCAACAGTTGTATTGCCTCCAGCTACAACCATCGGGTTCCAAGCATGACATGGTATGGTGGGAAATATCATCAAGCAAAACAATAAGTTTAGCCTCTTTATCAGTTGGCCCATTAGTCGGCTACACCTCCATCTACACATGTTCCTATTTCACCAGTTACATACCATTTATTTACTGCTAAGCATGTGCATGTAACTTGGTTTCCTGCCGCTCCAGCAAGGTCAAGCTCGTCTTGTGCATCTAATTCTGTGCCATCAGAAAGAACGAAAAGATCAGAAGCATCGTTTGAAGTAAGGGAGTTGAGGTGTGCGGCTGTACTCTTAACTGTAACCCATTTACCCGTGGCTGTATCGCATTGGTCTGCTGGAATATCTACATCTCCCGCACCGGTCATTAGGATAATCGAGTTCATCTGCTCTGCTGTAAGCGTAATTCCATCTGCGTCAGTGATGACATTCATAGCTCCTTGAATTGTAGTAATTGCTAATGTGGTAGGGTCGCTAAACCCTTGAGTGAGATTTACACAATTCCACCGTGCGCTTCTGTAGACAAACAGTAAATATACAATCTGAGTGTCACTACCCGTAAAGTCCACACCTGCATTACCTTCAATATTGGCATTAGCGGAAAAGTCGATCTTGGCATACTGGTTGTCAACTTCAAGAACGAACCAGTCACCGTCTGAAAACTCGCTATGATCGTCGCCATCGTCAAAGTCAGTTATGGTATCAACCGTAGTGTCATCATCAGTCACGCTATAGAAATTATTCACGCCCGTTGCTGCCTCTGATACGTCCGGTGTAGTATCGTTTGCAGTCATAGCCTGGATTGTTGCACCACCTGTAAATTTCTCGTCTAAACCCGGAGCGTTGTCGTCAATATAAGCCTTAATACTTTGCTGAGTACACAGCTTAGTTGCACTGTCTGAAGCCATATCATCTTCATCAAGCACATCTGAGATATTGGGCGTCGTTGGAAAGTCTAGATTGTAACCGTTAAGATCAAGGTCACTGCCGAGCTGGGGAGTAACATCATCGACCAACTGTGTTAAACCTCCACCGATCATGCCGTCGCCTATCATCGGTGCCCAGCAAGGTGCGGAATACAAACCCAGTAAAAGAACAACAACGGCTATAACTCTTAATGTCTTCACAGTTTGTCTCCTAGTACCTGTAAGTTACTCGTAGCGTTGCATCGGTTGTTACTCGGATAGCTTTAAACTTATGAATATCATGCTCGTTGACCAAAGTAATATTACTTCCGGCATTAACCAAGTGTCCTTCAGAGGAAGTCGGATCAGTACCATCAATTCTAAACCTGATTTGATCACTTTCTACAGTTATAAAAACTGCCCTACACCTAGGACTGTCCATGTTACTTGCTGTGAAACCAATGGCAGTCGAGCTAACCGTAATAGCTTCATAAGCACCAGCTTCGTGTTTTGATTCTATCACATTAACTGTTGTAAAAGCGCTTGCAACAGACGACAGAGTAAAGCTAACTAAAATTGTTAATACAATAACACGCATTTGTCGTTCCATGATATCACCTCCTAATCGTGCGGAAAAGCTCCGTAACTCTCACTTGCCCTATTCGTCCAAGCCGTGGAATAGCTTGTATCTCCTTTGCCTCCTACATACCCAATAGTTTCACCGCTTTCGTCGTACTTCATGATATACCAATAACTGTCCTTATCCTTACAGCCAATATACATTGGATCGCTGTCTACATCTGCATTATACGGATACCAGCGACCTGTGACTGTGCGTGGGTAGGATGGCATAATTTATTTTATTTCCATTCTGAGCAATTGTTCTTTCCTAGTAAAAGTATCTGTTAATCTCTGCATTAGGGTTTCTGGCGTAATTTGAGTGCCATGAGACGGCACAGACAACCTGTATCTCTGTATATCTTTTAAAACAGCATCAGCTTGTTTACTCCCAAAACCATATCTATTAATCATGCGCCGAAATTGTGACAACAATCGTTCTCTTTGTTTATTCCAAAAAACAGTTTGGGCTCTACGTGCTCGATAACTTTGATATCGTTTTGACGATTCTACAGGTTGAAATCCAAAGACTCCCTTTTTTACAGCCTGAAAAGTCGTATATTTTACAGGCTTGCCTTCATCATCTAATATTGCTTTTCCTGCTCGTGTAGTTTGCCCTTCTATTGCCAACCGTTTAGCTTTCATGGCATTAGAAAATACCATCGGTGTAATTGGGGAATTCTCGATAGCTCTATAGATATCTCCGTTATACAAATGTTCTGTAGCTTTAATTGTGTCATCTATATATGAAAAAGGAACACCCAAAACATCTGTTGCTCCTTCCAGAATCATAGCTCTTGGATCGTCGGAAGATAATCCATGCTGCCCAGGAATCTCCATACCGATAGAGCCACTAATATCCACATCTAATAAAGCAGGGAGACCATAAACAATTTCATCCTCGACTTCTTCTAATCCAAACTCCTTTATTTTGCTTTTAAACCATTGTCTCGGCTGATATCCATATCTTTGGGCAATTGATTCAAGTGTTTTCGCCAAAGGGATAGAACTAATACCACCTACAGCAACTATAGACCCTAACGCTTTCACAACAGCTTTTTTGTCTGTTCTGTTTAGAACTGCTAACAAGTTTATATAATGATGAGGGAATGTTCTAAACGTATAGGCTGAACGAGCTAATTTCGCAGGAATTGAACCGCGAAACAAACTAGGCAAATTGCTTTTTCCGTAAGTAAAGTGGCTGTCTTCTACTACCTGACCTGCCCTTTCTATGGCTTCATCGAATCCTAGTCCTTGTTTTCTAAACGCTCTAAATCCTGCTAAGAAAGTTGATTGCCGATTAAATCGTTCGGCAATTGCCATTGGCCCACCCATAATCTTTTGAACAACATTGGGTATTTTCCCATAGTTCCCAATATCACCCATTAATTCTCGAACATATTGTTCGTGGCCCCATCTTTTTTGAAGTGCAATTCGCAAAGCCTTTTGTTCCTCATTTAATAATTGTTTTCCTTTGGGTGCATAATGAGCAACAATATCTGCCATTGCTTTCGATAACTTTGGATATGCCCACCTAGTTTCAAGGGACAATCTTGGTGCTGCTGCGATTGCGTTTTGGGTTGCATTTACAAACCCACTTTTTAAAACAGCCCCTAAATATTTATGGAAAGAAGCTGCTCGAATGCCAGAACTAATAATGTCTGTTGTGTCTGAGTTAGCCATTACATCTCGGACATATTCTTCTCCCCATCTAAATAATCGTGGTGCTTCGGCAGCAGGGATGCCTTTTTCAGATTTATCAAATGCCATATTAACCAAAGTTTTTCTAAACTGCTGGGCAGCATCCATTTTTGTAGTATAACCGGCAAAACCATTCACATAATCATATAAAACTTTTTTTAGATTTCCCGTCTCAAACCCTTCAATAAAATTTTGGCGCGAGATTCCATGCTGCCCCCAGCCCCGTTGTTTGAAAATGTTCGCCACATTTTGTTTTAGTTCTTGTTGAATAGCTTCATCAAAGTTTTTACTAGCAACATCAATTACCTGACTGAGTGCCTCAGGGTTAATTTGAAAATATACTTCTTCTGGCAATTTAGTAACCTTGCCGCTATCAACTATTTCGTATCCTTCTTTTGCCAATTGACTTTTTATCCGTTGCCCTGCAAGCCCGGTATTAAATTGTATGCGTCTTGCTGGTTCTCCTTCTTTAATAGCCCGTACAAAATATTTTCCCGTTCGGACTCTAGGGAAATACCCTACAATGTTTCCAATTTGTTGCCTTAGTGCCATTATTTCGTCATCAGGGACTCCCATCTCTTTTATTTTTCTCCAAAAGAACGATTGAACATCGTCCAATGTTTGCCTAACAGCAGTATAAGCTTCTATCCCTCGTTGAGACAACCCAGCTTTAGCCAGATCAACAGTATCAAAAACCTTACCTTCCTTGTCACCTAGAAGCAAAATCCTTTTAACCGCATCATAGTCTGCACCTTTCAATTTAAAGAATGGCTCTAATCCCTCTAAAAACTGTTGCTGTAATTCAGTTCGTGCGTCTCCACGTGCCATTTCAATATCATACAATTTCTTTATTTGAGGATACTTCTTGCTCAACCATTGAGGTATCCCAATAATTTGTTCTCTTACCTTAAGGTCTTTCCTTGTAGGAGGTTTCCACCAAACTTTGCCTGCTGTTTCTTTTATCAATCGTTGTGTGCTGTCTAAACCCTCTCGTAAGGGTAGCCCCGAATGAAAATACATTATGTCCTTTTCATCTAACATATCTTCGGCAGTGCGTTCCCACCACTGAGGATATGATCGTTGTGATTTCGCCGCAGCACGTAACACCTTAGAAGTTTCCGAAAGGTCTTGTCCCTTTAATCGAATAGTTTCTTTTGCAAGTTGTGTAAGGTCTTTTGTTTTCTCTATAGCCTCTTTCGACAAAACAGTACCAAGTCGCCGTTGGGGAACCTCTAAATCAATTGATTGAATGATTTTTTGATTTGCTTCTTGTATCGCTTTTATACGGTCTGTCGGCTGGGCATGTTTAACTGGTAATATTCGTTCTGTATTACCCTTAACAGTTTGGTTTATGATCTTTTGATTTCTTTGAGCAACAGAAAGATCAGCAGGATGAGTTAAATCGTCAAATAGCTCATCTATATATTGTTGATTTTTTACTTGCCTTTGTTGGATAGCTGTTTTTGTTTTCCCAGTTATTAGGTTTTCCATTATGTTTTGCGCCGATTGTTGTTCTAACGACTTAATTGCTTTTCTACCAAAAAACGCAACTGCTGTGTTCCCACCAATGGTCCAATCTAGCAATTTAGTAAATTCCAGAAAGTTTTGCTGGCTTCGTGCTTCAGCAGGCATTGCTTCTGCAAGCTTGCGGCCCTCTTCTGTCATATATTGATAAAATGGTATTAATCGAGTTACAAACCGACCAACATGCTCATACCATGATTTTTCCGGCTCGGCAGTAATGGTTCCATACTTTTGTGCTCTATACTCATCTCGGAATGAAGTAAGCGGTCTGGTATTATGGGCATAGTTAAACCCTAACGATTGACCGCCTATAGCATATCGTTTCTTGTTTTCTGGCTCTATAGGAACAGCACCAACAGCGTATTGCACCATCATCTTACTCCGGTTTTATCAAGCACTATCCTTGGATTACCTTGGGCATCAGTATCGTCTAAATCAACTATTACTATTTCCCCAGAAGGCATTTGGCGTAAATCGGAATTTGGATATTTCTGAAATATTCCTGCTCTCTCACCGGCCTCTATAATAATCGCTTTTTTTCGAAATTGCGGATCTTTATTCATGTCGCTAAAGAATTGCAAATCAGTTTTAGCCCGTTTATCAACAGCGCTGGTAGCATCATCTATCAATTTAGAAGATTTATAATATAACTCTTTTTGTGCTTGGCCTTTTGTTAGTACTTTCTCCGTGATGGCCTCTGCGGTTTTCCCTGGTCGGCCTCTTTTAGGATAAGTGTGTTCCCATATTGTTTTACCAGTCCTATCATCCACTGCCCACTGCGTAACGTCCCCTGCTTCATTCGTTGTCTTAGAAACAGAAAGATATTTTGAAGGAATGCCAGCATCTCCAAATCCGGCACGATCTAATTCACCTGTCGCTTGGTTTAAAATACCGATAGCCATCCCATTACTTTGAATAACCCTAAACGGTTCTCGCTTTTTCCCCATCATTCCCATTGCTGTTGTAGTCAAATCTGTCATACGTTGCTTCCTAGCAATATCCGCTTTGGCTTTAAGAGCAGCCCCTAATTTCTCTTTTTCCCACGCAGTCTCAGCCGCAGCAATATCCTTCGCCATGTTGCTTTTGACCTTCAATAGCGCAAGATTAGTAAGCAGAGTCGGCAATACAGTTTTCCAAGGACTGTCCGGTTTTCTCGGTATAATCACAGGTTGATTGAAACTCATCGTTTGCCTCCTAGTAAGCCAATAGTTGCACCTATGGCTGTCCCCCAAGGACCAAAGTACGACCCGGCCATAGCACCGCTTAACGACTTCTGGAAGGGTGCCCCAGGTTGGTCTTCATCACGAGTAAACAGGCTGCTTAATGCGTCATACCCGGCACCTAGCTGTGTCATCCCCCAACCAGGTAGCATGTTGGCTTGACCGCTCAGATAACCCCCAAGTCCGAGATTCTCTATCCCAGCAGTCGGGATGCTGAAGTTGGTAGTCCATGGGTCAGGGCCAGCGTACCCGCCTATTTGAAAACCGCTAAAATTAGGTTTATAGCCGTTCATTATTTCTTTCCCCCTCCACTTTGGTCTATCTTTGGTGTTGGCATGGCCTGTGAGAATAATTGCTGTCGGGCCATCCAAGGATATTGCATAGCGTTTATGTCTGCTTCATACTTAGCCATCAACCCCGGTGCAGTCATTCCCCATGCTTGCTGACCCACATTGCGTCCTGCCTGTTCCCAGAACTTGCCAAGGCCAGCAGCGCCAGCACCAGAGATACCGCCTCTTTGGGATGTGGCTAATCCACCAGCGCCCAGTTGCTCCATGAATTGCTTAGAAGCATCCTGATACGGTGCCCATACGCCTTGCATAACATCTGGAGATAAATTTCCATACCAATCGGCTGTCGGCCCTACAGCAAGGGGAACATCCCATAAGGGTCCGCCAGTACCTAATTGTGACATCTGTGGTCCCAATAGATTCAATAATTTAGCGGCAGGAGGGCTGAGAATGTAATCGTCTCCTGACGGTGTTCCCCATGGACCTCCTGTATCAGGCTTGGCTGTAATGGGCGAAGGGATAGAAGGTCGTTCTAATGGCATGCCCCACGGATCTATCGGCCCACGTAAATCGTACATCTTATTTTCTCCTTCTGCATACTACATTAATAATGTTGGACTCAATCATATCAAATCCACGCTTGCCCATACGGTGCTTGAACGTATCCACAAGCCGCTTGTTTATAAGGTCTGCCGAAAACCAGACGGCCTTCCATCGTTCACCGAACTTTATGTATTCGTCCAGTAGCATGTTGGTTGGTTCCAGCTTCTTCTTGCCCCATGAATGAAGTGCCAAGCAGTAAACCTTTGCTATATGAGGCAACCCCAACGCTTGCCACATAGCAAAAGCTACTGGTTTGTCGCTGTTCAATACTGCCCAGAACTCTGCGGTATTGCCCATCCAGCCCTGAGCTACCTGTGCAAAGAATGTCTGAAGGTTGCCGGATTGAATGCCGTTCACATGAGCCTTCTTGCAGAACTTGTCGATTTCTTCTGATATCATTGGCAACCATGCAGCGTTTGTGATCTTAACGGCTTTCATTAAGCGTCCGTCATGTATAAAATCCTACATTCCATACTGTCGCCTGAAGCGAACAAATCGTCAATGGGCGTTCCCACACCATCAGAACCAAAAAACTCTATAGTTATATCGTTCGATTCAAATCCAACCCGACATAGCCTGAAGGCTGAACTGTCAATGTTAGCATATGTCCAAACACCGATAGCAAGCACAACGTTTCCAGAAAGACCGGCGGTTTCTATGGTTAATTTTTTGCCGTCCGCTGCATATGACCAGTTCGTATCCCCATCTCCTCTTGTAATTTCATGGGGGCTTCCGCTTGAATCCACGTTGTCTCCATTCCACAGACTTTCAAGATATACGTCGATAGAATTAGCCGTAGCGGAATACGCCATTACACATTTAGCAAGCCTCAACACCCTGCCTTCAGTGCCATCACCCTGAATGACAAACTCTAAGTTTTCTTCAATGTCCGGTATGTCGGCACTTATCTGATTGCCCATTGCCGGTATGCTTGTATTCCATCCCATTGCTCTTCTCCTATGTTATGTCCCCGAACTCATCCCAACTGCCTGTGTAACCATAAAACAAATCGGTGTCTGAATCGTAATACATTCTTCCCTTCTCATCATCTGGACTATTGGTCCTTGGACTGAACCGCACACTTTGAAACACAGGGTTTTGGAGAAACTCCCATACTTCTTTCATCCATAAAAGCATTTCGTCTGTGTCCACCCCTGAAGGCGGCGGAGACAAATTCATTAGTACTCTCCCTGATCCGTGTATCTAAATTCTATCCAATTGACTTGAAACCTTTCACTCGCAGCATCAGTCTGCCATTTAATTTGATGTCCTCGATTAGTCTGATTTAGGTAGAACACAGGATCGGCGGGACTGTTATGGGAGAGTGTCCCCAAAGAAGTCCAGTCAGCATTAATTATCTCGCCGACAGTATCTCCTCCGCGATAAGAGATATGAATATCAAAGTTACCGGATTGACAAAGGCCAAACCACAACTCGCAAAGTGTGCTCTTCCGCTTACCTGCCAGCCAGAGGATAGGTTCTACCCGATAGCCGTCAAGTGCTCCACCTGCTATGCCTTCGCTACCGTGCGTGTAAAGATGACCGTCGGTAAAAGCGTATACAAGCCGTTGACGCTGAGAAGAGTAATATGCCCAAGTACGCGCTCCTGCATCACTCCAGGTTGCAGTTGCTCCTAGTTCTGTTATCAAACCATTCCATGTATAATCAGGATAGGCAGACCAGTTATCAATATAGCGCATAGCCTTATCTTCTAGCTGCCACTGACCGTTTTCAAGGTTATAGAACAGAATATGAGTAGGCGTAACTTCTCCTTCCATTGGGACTGCCCATGCGAGTTGATTTGTAAGTGGCACAAAAGTTCCGACTATCCTGCCATAATATGCGGAATTAATAGACTGAAGGTCACTCTCTATGTCGTCGCTGATTGGTTGAAGCTGGTTGCCACCGTTGTAAACACAAAAGCCATAGTTCTTGTTAAACAGCGCATGATATGTGCCCATGTTAATAATAGAATGATGCCCGACACAGCCTTGGGTAGGAACAATAGTATATGCCCGAAATGGCGTATCGTAATCGGCAAGATAGGCTAGTTGATGAATAGAATCTTCACTGTAGATAAACATCTTATTCTGGCCCATCTTTTTACCGCCAGTAATGGGGTCGTCATTCGGTATATATAACTGGTCAGCCGCTTGAAATTCACAATCAGAAGTTGGGGTTGGCAAAATAGCACCAGCGTCCGTAGTGGCCCACCTGATTTCTATGTCCCCGTTAGTCTGGTCAGAGTATAGCCCGATGATTCTGTTCATGAAATATTCGAGATACCGAAACTTGTACTCTGTACCTGCGCTTACTAGCTTGGCGGCGTTAGCATCCCCATTGCTCCAAGCATAGGGCGTGGTGCCATCATCCCTGTCGGCAAACACAACATACGATCCTACCCTGATAGCCGAAACTAAATCCCCATCTCCAGTCTGGTGCGTAACGCCTGATGCAGTCTTGTCCTGTGGGTCTTTAGCAGAGTCGTACACATAGAACTTGCCGTTGTCCCAGAAGCAAGAGTCTCGATTAACTCCATCGTACAGCTCAAACAATCCGAGACATTTGGTAGCCTGTGCGGTTGCGGAATTCGACCAGGCGGCACGGCCATAAGATTTCGTACAGGCATTTCTGGTCCTGCGAAGATCGAAGTTAAGGCCGCCCACGTCATGAACAGCAAATACATTCTCCCCTATCTGCTTGAACAGACTACTGTCATCCTGTGGCACATCTACTTTCCTGCCCAAGATTGGCAGTATTTTTAACTCACGAAAATTCATACCCAATAGTACGGGTCTGTTATCCCGCCCTGTGTGTCCTTCTTATATTGAGGCACAAACTCCACTGGCTCGTCTGCTCGATTCAAGTCAGCGTCTATCAACTTTTCTATCCAGTACATAGCATTGCCAGCAGCGGCCTGAGCTTTCGGGGATAGCTGTAAGCCTGGCAAAAGCCGATGACATTCTTGAAGGCAAACACAGACAATAGCATGAAACCCGAGCATGTCCGGTACAAAGCTGTGGGAAGCATCATCATCCGCAAACGTTCCATGGTATTGCTGATACCAAGCACGAACAGTCACGGTTTCGTCCAGTTGACAATTGAATAAAAATGTGTTGCCAACCCTGGTATAGTGCCTTGGCTTACCGTCGGTGTTGCCGCTATAACTAATGTACCTGTATCGGTCATGAAAGTCCCGCTCGGGCAAGTAATGTATCCGTGCATTCTCGCCAGTACTAGACTTTATCCATTCAAGAAACAGGACTTCTTTAATATTGGTAAACGAAAAATCGGATTCGGCAATGCTATACTCATCAGCAGTCACATCATGTGTTGCTGGCGTGGTTGCGCGCAGATAGGAAAAATTGTGCATACCACTAATGTGCTCCGCTGCCAGGTCTATCAAGTTATCAACAGACGTATCATGGCTGGTAACGTCAAGATTAGGAATATATGCCTTCAGTTGAGCAATAATGTCAGTTCGTGTCTTATTCGCCATCTGGCTTCTCCGCTAAGAGTGCATCCAATTCTGCCTGCTTCTCGGCTATCTCTGTCTTTAAGGCATCTACCTTGTCCTGATTAGCCAATTCCCAAACTACCAGCTTGTCTACTAGCCGAGGCTCAGGCTCCCATTTTCTGCTGAGCTTATTGAACTCAGCATAGCTGAAAATCTGACCTGCCTGCTCAACATAACCGTGCTTGCCCCTTACAACAATGCAAGCGTCCTCATCATGTCTGAATCTAGTTCTTGGCCTACCGGGGAGTCTGGCAGGCTCAAACGCCTTAACCTCAGCCCTGGTCGGTTCAGGCTCCTTAACCACAGTTTTCTTCGCTGTTGCTCTTTTTCGTATTGGTGTCATTACTTACCTCCGTCCTTTTGCGTTGCCCTGGTAATCCAAGGCATATTCTCATCTAACCTTGCCAATATAGTCTTCAACTGCTCATAGATACTTTCTACAAGCATTCTCGTATCCTGAGGCGGGTTGCCAACCTCGCCACCACCAGTTACACCAGAAGAAACGTATCTGGGATCACCTCCTTCTGCATCTGGCAGCACGGTCATTCTTACTCTTTTTGTGAATGTTTGGCCGTCCATTGTAAACCCTCCTAATAGTATCGATTAATACTCCTGGTGCTGGGGATTCCGTACACTTTGGATACCCCAAGTCGTTGAGTTGGCAATGATTGCGCCATATACCCCTGTATTTATGAAGCAGATAACAGGGGCTACAGTATGTGTCGGCTTGGATAGAGTAATCGTTATACCAATGTTTTGTAAGATTCTGCTTGCTACTGTGTGTAAGAAAACAAATCTTTGGGGTTTTAAAGCAACCAGCCGCATTAAGTAAACCCGTTTCGGGACCAAGAACCAAATCAGCATACTTCGCAAGAGCTGCCGAATACCTGAAACTCTTCTCAAGCTGAGGTAAATTAATGACTCTTTCGTGCTCAAAGGTGAGAAGCTTGCCCTGGTAGTTGGCTGTCGGGATGATAATCGAGTCTTTAAACTCGTCCAGCACACGCCTAGCAACGATTTCAAAATATCGGTACACCTTTTGCACAGATGAACCAAACAACGCCCACAGGATAATAAAAGCCTTTTTGTGCTTTCGTCTAAACTCCTTGGCAATTCGCTTTTCCTCTTGGCTGAAATACAGCTCTCCAAGAGGTCTGTTCGGCTTATATCCTGCCTTGGTAATTTGGTTGTCATACCAGTTTACGCCCTTGCTTTGTTTTCTCTTCCAAGCCAAGCATTTATAATATTCCGGCTGCGGGAAAGCAAAGATATAATTGTTTTCCATCGTGCCTGTAAGGTTAACAACCTTATCAAACCCTTTCCCGACATTTGCCCAATGCTCATCTAAGTTCTCCGAGTCGATGCTACCATCCACATGCGGCATTGTATCGTACACATACGGATTGTATCGCAGCATATCCAAAACATTCTGACTAGCATTGATTGTAATCCTGTAACCATCTTTTGCCAAATACGGTAATAACGAGCTAGCAATAATTCCGTCACCTAATGCTCCATTCAATAGCGGATGACTACACAAGTTTTAGCCATCCGCCTTTTCCCTCCAATTTCCTTATCATACATGAAGAAACACTCTGCCGTCCTTGATAACATCTTTGTCTTTATCTGGCCTAGCATAGCCACTTGGCGTTTCGCCTAGTTGCTTTCCAATTTCTTTAACCGTATCTATGAACCTTTCGTTAAGGTCTTCGTATTTAACATACACAATTCTTTCTCTATAAAGACTGGCATTCCAACCAGCCACATGCGCCCAGTGCTTGTCCGTCATAGTTTTGTACTGCTGATACTGATGTCGCAACATTCCCCCTACAGGCATTGATTCGGCAAACTCTTCAGCGGTTTCGCATTTTGGCCCTTCCAACCAAGGGAGACCATTTATGTGTTTACGATAACTTTCCATTACATCTTCAGGATTGCGGTAAATGTAAAAGACAGTATACATTTCCATGATTTCAGATAGCTTAGTCTCAAAAAACTCCACATCATGATGGCTCTTGACAAAAATAGGTCTGCTGTCCTTCTGATGAAACTTCCGCAATAAATCTAGCATGTTCCCAGCAACATAAAGATTATACGCAATGGGTTCCAAGCTGATATATTCCCCCTTCCCTGCATACCCGAAGTTCATGCTCAGCGTATTAATAAGAAAGTGGGTGCCTGACCTTGGGAAACTGACCACCAGTGCTTTTTTCATTGTGCAGTCACCTGCTTTATAATATCATACATCTGGTCATAGTTTTTTAGCGAATACCTATCTTCTGCCCATTGTCTATACTTGGAAGAATCATAATCGTCGTTTTGTATAATTTGACAAGCTGATTCTACAGTGTTAAACACACACTCTTCTGGAAACTGATCGATAGCTCCAGGCCAATTATGAACCACAGGCTTTATGCCCTTTGCCATAGCTTCTATGACATTATTAGGGTTCCCCTCACTCATCGATACAGACAAACAGCAATCCATCATATCCCACCAGCTATCGAGCATTTCAAACTTTAGCCTGCCATACCAATAGAACTTCCTGTGAGATTCATGACATATATGATTGATGTACTCTAGCAATGCCCAATCTTGGCAGGCACCAGCCAGGTGGAGAGAGTATTTGCTAGGTAAAGCTGCTAAGACCTGTGCAGCCAACGTAAGATTCTTCTTGGGATGAATGAAACATACCATACCGATGTTGTTGTTGAACGTTCTCTCCTTGAACGTCCATTTCTTGGTATCAACAGAATTGTAGATAAGTGATGTTGGGATATTAATATCATTTTCCTTAAACCAATCTTCTACCGCCTTCTTAATAAAGCTATTTACAAACACCATATGATCTACTTTGTTCCAGTCTATTTTTCTCCACTCAGGCTCAAAAAACTCGTAACGCCTCATATAAAAGATATTCTTGGCATTTGGAAAGTGTTCCGGTCTTGTATAGCCATTAGACCACATATGAAGCACTACATCGGGATCAAATCCGTTAACGCCATGGATAGCAACTCCCACGGTATGCCCTCGGATTTTAAGATAGTCAGGCACTAACTTTTGCCAAGGTAGCTTCCAGTCTGGTGTTAATACAAGAATCTTCATATCAGGTTACAGTCCTTACAGAGTCTTAAATGTTTCCCGCCACCATTCAAATGAGCATCCCGATATTCAAGATAGGCAGGAGCGTTATATATTTCGTCCAATGGCTGACTCCTCAAATTTCCAAATACCACCTCATAGTTATAGTCAGAACAGCACAGAATAACGTCACCTTGCCAGTTGATATACAGCTTTTTGTTCGGCCAAGGGCACCTGTCCAATTTGCTTTCCCTGAACACATCCACATGCCCCGCTCTGTTATAAAAGCTAGGCATCAATGCCATAAGACCAAAATGGTTAACTTGGGGATATGTTTCATCCTCTACTTGACCTAATTCCTTAAGGTCATAATGGTTAATATATAATGTGCTGACGCCCGCCTTTAACAACCCACACACATTTCCGTCAAGCAAATCCCCATTGGTACTGAGTCGTATGTTGTTATTCGGGAACCAATACCGTATGAGTTTTACAACATCCAATATACGCTCATCACACAACGGCTCTGCCATTAAATACGGATTGATACGCCCCTGATAGCCATGCGTGTATAACTCAGACAAGACGTGATTCAATAGCTCCATCGGCATCAAGCTGTCAGGCCGTTTATCCAGCTTGCTGTTCGGACACCAAGAGCATTTACGGTTACAGTAATCAATCGTTTGAATCTGTACCGATTTGACATTTTCCAACAAAGAACTCATAAGATGGCTTTGCTATCCTTGCATGTACGGTGTACTTTTCCAATTTTTCAACTTTAAGTTTGCAAATGTTTATCAGCACAAACAGGTCTCTGTAATCAAAACCCCAATCATACTCCTCATGGTATGATTCACCCAATGGAATATTCAGTATCACTCGTCCATCTGGTTTAAGAACACGAGATATTTCCTTATAGCCTGCAAACCTATCCTTTGGGTCCACATGCTCAAGAACGTCCAAAGCTACAACATAGTCGAACAAGTCATCATCATAGGGTATATTGGTAACATCTGCTTGCACTGCGTTCATGTGCCACATTTGTTCTACGAAATCTACATATTTTAATGACATATCCGTGGCTCGATAATTCATGGCATTCAAAAGAATAAGACGTATTGCAGCGAACGTCAGACCGCTACCAACACCTATTTCAAGAATAGACTTGTGATAGAAATCATAGTCCAATAGCCTTTTAACAAGTGCTTGACGCTTCCAAATATTATCAAGCAAGCCACTTTCTGTGCCTAATACAGCTTTGTGTTTGGCTGCATGCTTGTCCCAATAATTAACAGCTTCCTGCTGCATCAATCGTATCCTTATATAGCTGCTCTATCTCCCCTAAATGGCTTTCCATAGAAAACCTTTGCCTGTTAGTAATCAGCTTCTTGCGTATATCTCGATGTTCTCTCCATCTTTCGGTCAACTCTGGTAAAGATTCTACGCTTAACCCAACTTCGTGCTCGCTCACAAACTCTTCAGACCACTTAGCGTTCATGGCTACTACCGGAACAGCAGCAGCTATATATTCGAACATTTTATTGCTGGAAGTCTTAGCCCACTGGGTTGTAGGAAAAGTATTACCCACTAATCCCCAGTCGTGCTTTGTGAGGTTTTTAAGCACATCCATAAAGGAACAAGGCTGGTGAACAAAAGCAACGTCATCAAAAGTAGCATGGAAATCTTTATCAGTACGAATGGTATAAATATGAAAGTCCAGCCCAAGGCTCTTAGCCTCTTCTGCAAGACCTTGGTATTGGCAATATTTGAATCCGTAGTTACTATTCGTGTTTTCTTTTTCAAGTGACACCTTTCCTTGATAGACTAACCCCCCTTGCCACTCATAGCATCTGTATCTAAACAATCCGCTGGGCACATAGCTTGGAATAACAGCATAAGGCTGAGTTAAATTATACTCTTTACAAACATCATCACGAACGTAATTACTAACGAAATTAAGGCCGTCTGCAAGTTGAAAGTTAGTATGCTCATCTACGGTATATCGAGTGACCTTATTTTCGTTATTATTAGCCTTTTCAAGTTCTTCTTGAGTTGTTCTGGTTAGATATGTATCGTGGATATCAAGTAATACAGGCTTATTACAGACCTCTTTAATCATAGTAACAAACCACGATGGTTCATTATGCACATGAAATATGTCAGCATGACTGGCATGAAGCTTTATGGCTTCGTGCAGATTTTCCAAATCATTACACAATGAAACAGACGTAAACTTGTCTCTCATAGTAGGTAACTTCAAGCAAACCAAATGAACGTCATGGCCCTTGTTTATCAAGGGAAGGGCAAACTTTACTACCCTTATACAACTATGATATGAGACCATGACTATATTCATACAAACTGCTCGTAAAACCGTTCCAATTTAAAGATATGATTTTCCATAGCGAACTCTTGGCGGTGCTTGATAACATTGTTCCTGCATATGTCTTTTTCGTCCCATCGCTCTACCAGCTCATCCACGCTGTCTACTATGATGCCAATATTGTATTCTTGTGCTAGCCTGGCACACTCAGATGCATTCATGACAACGATGGGAAGACCAGCAGCCATATATTCAAAGAGTTTGTTAGGGAAAGCCAAGTCCCAGTTGCTACACTTGTAAGAATTACCGACTAAACCCCAGTCATGACGAGACAAAGCAATCAGAAGATTTTCTAAATCTTGCGGGTCGAATACCTTGGCAAACTGTTGTAAAGCCCGTTTGTCTTCAATTCTATTTTTACCTAGATACACATAGAAATCCACCTTGGCCTCAGAGCACGACTGTGCCAGTGGGGTATAATTAGCGTAATCAAATACCTCCATACCCGGAACTTTAAGTCTTTCTTCGGAAACAACCAAGCCTTCATACGCCAATCCGCCAAGGTACTCTGCACCCGCATAGTTGTACCACATTTTTAACATATAGCTCGGCATTATAAGTGCTGGCTGATCTAACCCAAACTCTGATACAACCAAGTCCTTGAACGCTTCACCTGGAAATACCAACCCATCGGCAAGCTGAAAGTTGTTGCGTTCTTCCGTAACTATCCTGCCTCTGGGGTTATCGGTTAGAAGAGATTCTTCCTGCTGTTCTGGGGTGGTTCTAGCCAAAAAGCTATCATGAATATCCAAAACAATCGGTTTATCAGTTCGTTCTTTTAGAAATGTAACTAGCCATGATGGTTCATTATGAACATGATAAATATCGGTAGAATCGTCTACCAACTTAATACTGTTCGAAATTTGGCTTTGATTTTCGCATAGGTGAAGTGTTCTGTGCTGTTCCCAGAATTGAGGAACGTTCTCACAAATCATGCGAAGTTGGTGACCACGCTGTATCAGGGCAACAGCCGTCTTCTGTGCCCTGACACAAGCGTGTAATGTCACCATTGTGATGTTCATGTTACGGAGTATCCCATTTGCTATCGTGATAAATGGGGTGATAGTCCACAAAAAATGCCACTGAACCTGTGGTAGTGGCGGTGTTAGCCGCCGTACCTTTGTCTGTATCTGGTGTGGCACTGTCAATGGCAATGAACGTGCCTGGTCCAACCGTTGCAGAGGTGAATGTAACAGTACTGTTAATAGTGTACTGACTCACATCTGACGAGGTATGTTTAGCGTCCAGACTCGCCTCAACGCCGGTGTCCTTATAGAGTCGTGCAGTAACCTTATCAGCACTGGTGTTGGATAGTGTTGCAAGAACCAAGCAACCGAACTTTTTCAGCTTGATCGGCCCCTTGGGATACCAGCGAACCACGTGATCCGTAGTGGTGGCATCGGTTGTACCGAATGTAAACCCGCCAGCCGAGTCACCACCGCATTTCTTGGTCAACCCAAACCAGTGACGATGAATTACGCCGAATCTTGAATCATCATAATGAGCACCCATATCTCGTCACCTCCTTTAGGCTGAATCCAGTTTTACAATGTTATTGTCAGGGTCGGCTGCCCAGAAAATCTTATAGCCTGCAATCATGTACCAGGCTAAACCCTTGGAACGACCATAGTCGGTCAATTCCTTAGGTATAACTTCCGGGGCAATGGCAAGCCCTTCTAGAACAGGGCCACCTCCTGCGCCGAAAAAGTAAGCCTCTCCATATGCGCTGGATTTACCGATAGCATTGCTCAACCCGTGATTGGTTTTCACAAATCGAGTATCGTAGAACCTACCGAACTCACCAGACGCAGGGTACTTGGTGTACTGGAGAATGCTTTCCACATCATCGTAAATGTCCCGCTTGGACTGAGATGAGCAGATACACATATAGTTGTCACCGTCCCAAGGCTCGCACTTCATGGACTGGTACAGGTAGTCAATGATTTCCTTGACTGCGTATGTGTCCATGCCACGAGTTGCCGTAGCCGTAGCAGTACCGTTAGTGGTAAACACGCCGGTCCCGCTCTTTGAAGACACATAGCGGATTTTACAAGCGTCAAACTGCGCTTCCACGTCTGTGTCTATCACTTTAGCATAGTCATCCTTGAGAGCGGTCACTATTGGCTGTCGTACTCCAACCTGTCCTAAGCTCTCGTATTTACGGGTAAAGGGGATTGAATTCCCGTATTCGTAAAGGGTACACGTAGACTGATAGAACCTATGGGATCTAGCCGGAATAGTATCCGTTTCAGTCAGTGTCCCGCCCTGAGTCGAAATGTTTCCGTATTTATCAAACAGGAAGGTCTCACCTGCGTTCTTGCCCCATGCTTCACGAAGTTGACAGAATTGATGGAATTTCATGTCCGGCTGAGCTTGCCCAACCACTTCTCGTGTTAGCAAAGGGCTGTAGAGGTAGCCTCCCTGGGTTGATGTTGCCCAGAGTTGTCCTGGCATACTTTCTCACACTCCTTTACTATGTAAGTGACGGCCTCCTGTGAATTTTATCACGGTGTTGCCGGTGCATCTTGGCATAATCCTTGGGCGAGTAACCTTCATCCTCAGGTTCCATTGAGGGTTTCTTGGTCGTGTCGCCTTCAGGAAGTGCCGTTTCTTTGATTTTCTGACGTGTTTCCGTGGCTGACTTTTTGCCCATATCCTTGAACTTGTTTACCTTGGCTGTAACCTTCTTTGCAGCCTCCCTGATTATCTCGTCCACCTGCGAGGTGACAGAACCATACTGTTGAGTCTCAGCAGCCGCTAACTTGCTGGCTTCCACATCGAGTAGTTCCTGCATGTCAGTGTCCCTGAACTCCTCATTAATATCGGCAAAGTCACGTTTCGCCATGTCGTAATTGTAACGAGTGATAATCTGGTTAAGCTCAGTCTTGGTTACTGCCTCACCTTCTGGCTGTGGCGCAGTGGAAGTTTCCATCGGTCTATTCTCCTGTGATGGGATTCCAGAGTTGCCGCTGATAAACCTGTCAATCTCGGCAAAATCCAGCCCTGCATCTTCGTATCGCTTGATACGCTGACGCTCTTGTTGAAGTTCTTGTTCCAATTGTTCTGCCCTTGCCTTTAGTGCCTGTGCCCCTCTTGTAGAATCGGCATATCGCTTTTTCCAGTCAGTTTTGTCTACCTTAATAGGAGTCTCTGTCGGAGTTTCCTTTGAGGTATCCAAGTCGTCGGATTCAGGAAGAGTGGGGGATTCTTTAGGAACGAAAGTATCTGGAGTATCGCCCTTCTCAAACCCTGTCTCATCCAGCAAGCGATCCAGTGGTGTCTGGTCTGCCGCATCGTCGGGGGTTACAGTTTGTTCTTCTGGTGCCATTGTTTACCTCCTCTAGGGCTAAGGTTCTAGGTTCCCAGAGCCTAAGTCGTTAATATCCTCTGCCGCATCGAACGGCCTCGGCTTGGCCTCTCTGGCCAAGTCGTCAAACCGCATCTTAAACTCACGAAGGGCACGGACAGCTTCGATAAGCCCGTACCGGCGATATAAGTCATCAGTAGAATATGCCGCTTCTTCCAAATTATCGTGCAACTGCTGAAACTCGGGCAGAAACACCTTGAACCAGAAATCACTGCGCTGTGTTTCTTGAACCAGTCGGGACTTTTCGTTCTGCTCCACCTTTATCCTCCGCCAGTGCTTTCCAGACCTCCAACATCCGATCTCGCTTGTTTTCCTCAGATTCGTGCTGAAGCTCTATTAATTTTTGCTGAAACTCGGCGCCTGTTTTTTCCCGCTCCAATGCCTGCTCTTCACGGAACTGCTGTATCGCCATCATCATTTGCTGATTTTGCATCTGCTGCCGTTGTGCCTGGATTTGAGCCACTTCCTCGTCTGTCTTCAGGTCCACCTTCTCGAAACCGAACGCGTCATGAAACTCCTTGATAACGTCCGCCCACGGAATGTAGTCCTGCGCCTGTTCGGGAAGGGCGTTATACATCTTCACCATCGAGCCAATCTTTTCTATCTTCTCCATACGCTCAAAAAAGATGGATATACCTCGACCTATGATGTCTAAGTCGGTGACTATCATCTCGCGCTTTTCGTCATCGGACAACTCATCCAGCGCATAGCCTTCGTTCTTGAATATTTCCGTCATGCTGGGGTCGTTATCAAAGCCGGTTAGATACTGAATCATTAAATCACGGCTCATGTCGATACAACCGACCAGAAACCCTCGTTCTATGTCCTTGGCTATGGATTGGAAGTCCGACATCGCAGACGCTTTCTTGCCCGCATATATCGTTGCTTTCTCGCCTCTCGTGCCTCCGAACTGCTCCACGTATTCCGTTACTCCGTGGTCCTGCTCGTGAAGGCTGAACAGTTCTTGGAGCAACGGCATAGCAGCGTCGGGATCGAAACCAAGGTCGTGAAACTTGAACGCCTCCCCCTGATAGCCGGTCCTGCGCCTTACGAATTTGCCCGGGTAGAGTTCCTGAGCGTCTGCTTTACCCTCGTCCGCCAATGCCATAGAATCAATTTCCCGGACACCGAGCAGTTTCCACATCAAGTTGTCCATCTGCATATTGACGAAATCAACTATTGCAGACTCAATACCCCTAACATCCTCAGTCAAACCCTTGCCAATATGCCGAAATAGCACTGATAATGGACTATCGAACACATATGGAGGCTTTTTGTGCCAGAATGGGTTGTTCTTAGGGTTAAGGATGAGATATTGGTCGTTTGCAACCGTGAAATGGCAGTTTTCTTTTACTACCTCGTTGTCCTCATTGATAAGCGGTCCCCAGAAGTGGGACAGAAGCACATCCTTACGAAACCTGTTTTGCTCCTTGTAGATACCGAGTTTTCTGAGCCGGTTTTCCTCGTCCTCATCGAGTTTTTGCGGGTCTCCATAATCACCCTTGACCAGTTTCCCAATCTGGCTTTTGTCGTATATCCAGTTGCCCCCACCGTCCTTCAAGCTTGCCATCTTTTTGAGCTCAGGCAGTGTTATCCACTCGTCCTCAATGACTATCTTTCTGTCACGGGTGAAATAGAAGTTATATGGATTGACCGGCTTGCATTTCAGCTTTAACTCTCTGCTTCTGACAATCTCGCCACGGCTGGTATCTATCGAAAACCTGGAGTCGTCCTCGCCTACCCAGAATTTCATGATCATCAGGGCAAGAGTAAAGCCGGACTCCAGGGCTTCGGCTAACAGGTCGAGAAACTTGGCAGCCTTAAGGTGAACCTTGAGTCCACGCTTAGTGATGTTGCACTTCTTACGTCTTTCAGGGTCTTTGCCGGGATGCTCAAAGTCAAAGTAGCTCTCAGAGCTGATAAGTATCCGCTTGATGAGACGTACTGCTCGTTTTATCTTCGGCTTGGAGATAGGCGTGTACGCCTTTGACTGCCAGACTTCCTTCTTGCCGAAGTCCTTCTTGCACAAATATTGGTCATAGTTCTGGTCCCAGACCTTGCGAATACCCTTGTTTTCCTCAAATATCTGGTCCTTACACGCTCGATAATATGCCAATATCTTGTCTACTTGGGTTTGTCTCATTAGTCACCATGCCCATAAAAAATGTCTTCAATATTATAAGTCACGTAATCAAAACCTTTCTTAGCATGTTTCGTAGCCCCACCAGTAATTTCGCCTGCCGGATATTTCATACCATCAATACCTGCCCTGAGTAAAAACTCAGATGCTTTCTTATCTCCTCCCATTTCATTACTTAACGTTCTATAGAATCTACCGGCTGTGTTTTTCGTAGGAGCATACTCCAAATAGCGTAGTACTTTTCTACCTATTTTTGCATCACGCCCACCAGCAACAGGTGAGAATTTAGTTGGCCTATTGGCCCTAGCTTCTTCATACGTTCTGACAAGTCTCTCAGCTTCCCACCGCAACATTGTTCTTTGGTCTTTAGTTAGCGGTTTATCCCATCTTAAATACTCATAGGCTCCAGCTTTTTTCCCTTTATGTAGTGTAAGTGGAGTTACTACGCCTTTCCTCAAACTATCAGGTACAGTTGAATGCCATCGTGGACGACCAATTGGCTCTCCAGCCTTATTTATTTCTTGGACTAATACGTTCCAATATGGACTTTCTGTTGGGCCTTCTTGAAATTTTATAACTTTATCCCTACCCCACAACGACTTTACAATTTTACCTGGCTGAAAATATTCTCTAAGTTTATCAATTGATGGATACCCACCAGAATGTCTTGCATAGCTCTCAGCTACTTCTGGTATTTCAAAGTCAGCAGAATATAAGCCATACCCTCTTGCACCGCCACGAGTCCTCCCTAACATTTTAGGGTTCACACCCCTGCCAGTCTTCATGGCAGCATCGAATGCACCAGTACCACCACGCCAAGTCTTGATTTGACTGGCAAAACCTAACGGATCCACGGTCCTCGGAGGATTGAATATGCTCGGCTCACCTACCCCGCTCTTCGTCATGTATTGTGGGGGATTCTCAAACGGAAACGGTAACAACCTTGGTCCTGGACCTATACCCAACCTGCCAGTTAGCCACATTCCCAGTGCTTCTAAAGCAGACGGAGCACCCCTGATAGCTTCCAGTGTACCAGTAACCTGCGGTGATTGTCCTAACAGCGGTCTATTCATTTCTCCCAAAAGTTCTTCACATCGTCTTGAGGTAGGTGAAACCGTGCCGTTTCGTGCTTTAATTCCAGATATTTAATCACACGAGGGTCTTGAGGGTCTACCGCTTGACGAAGACCTACCTCTGCCGAGTCGTACCGCTTCTTTCCCGTCTGCCCGCACCTGTCGCACTTCATCTTCCAGTAAATCTCGTGCGACCAGGGAGAATCGTCAAACCCCCAACCTTCGAACTCCCACTGGTGCCTGGGACAGGTTGAAGGGATGTACTTATAACTGGTTGTCTCAACTGTCTCGCCACATTTGAGACATTGATACACTTTATGAATGTGGTCTGCTTTTTGTGCGGTAAAACAATATTTTAGGTCGCCACCGCAAGTATGTTTCATGTGAAGCTCCAATAAAAAAGGGGGATAGAGTCGTGGTCGGCCCGACTCTACCACCCCTTACCCAAGAGAAGGAGGAGATTCCCTAGCCTTGGGGATTATCCGTAAGTGTCACAAGGTCGTGTCTTTTGCCTTCTCATGGGACCAAAAACCTCCAGGTTGAATCTAAAATGCTCGATGTTATTAACAACTCTTCTGCCGACAGGCGTATCACGTGTAATCTCGGTCATGGGGCGGCTCATACAGCCGTACCTGAGCGCATCGTACCAGTGATCCTCAGTCTTGGTGTCCACATCTTCGGGTTTGTTCTCGTCTACGGGCAAATTCGGCAGGGTTCTGATGCCGTGCAGGCAATTACTGAAGATTAACAGGTTCGGTCTGCCGTCAGGACCGCTTTTTAGCCTTGAATGGATCTGATTCTTGCCGTTTATCCTGTTATTATCGCCAGGAATGATGGGAATCCCGGCAGACATCAGTACTCCTTGCATTTCGTCCTCGATAGACCCCATCATATGACCGGATTGGGTATTAATCTTAGGATCTGAGACCAAATACTCGATAGCCTCATGCTGACTTTTCTGTCGAATGCCGTGAGCTACGTCGGCAGCACTCAGTTGGCAACCAACATCGTCCTTCGGCTCCTGAAACTCGTCATGGGCAATACCGTACCACTCCTTATACACGTACAGCTTGTCATAAAAGTCCACGGCAAACCACAGCACGGCAAACGGATGGCTGTAACCCCAGTCCAGAGCTATAAACTTTGTCCATTCATGGGGGATAGGGAACGGCTGTATGACATGCAGGTCGTACCGCCATTCGGGAAACGCCTGGCCTGCAAACACATCCCAATTGCCGTACAACATCATTTCTCGTTCCCGCCACGGCAGTGCTTCGAGGCGTTTCACATAGTTGGGATCATTTTCAATGATTGTAGGATTGTCGTAAACCGTGGCAGGAATGAAACAACGAGTAGTGCCGGTTCTGTTATCAATGATAGGTTTACCGGGCTCGCCGGCCTTTACGAAGTACTTTCTAACCCATTGATGACCGATATTACCGGGATTGGAAGTAGCTCTTACTCTGGCAGGTATCTTAGGGTTGGTAGAACGGCAGGACATCTTCGAAAACGTGTATTGAGACTCGGTAAAGTGGGTAAGCTCATCATACCCCATATACTGATATTCCTGCCCTAATACCAAGTACTTACTGTTCTCGTCCTGCATGTGGGCAAATCGAACGATAGCACCGGAAGGAAATATCCACCTGTTCTCCTGCGCTCTCCACTTGGCACCCGGGTAGACCCTGTCAAAGACTATCTTCGACCTGTCAACTAAATCCTGAAGCTCGGGGAAGGTGCGCCTGAACAGAATAGCTCTGTAGTCGGAAAACTCAATGTACCTGAGAGCTTCCATCAACAAGCACTCGCTCTTGCCGCCACCCCTGGCACCGCCGTACAGTACCTCGAACTCGTCCCTGCTCATGAACTCTACCTGGGGACCAGGGTGAGGCATCCATTTCTTGTCATGTGCTTTCACGTATCTCCGGTAAGCCCACCTTCAGCGCAGGTTTGACCTTTCTCTTCTTCTTGTCCTTGTTAACCTTGAACTTTTCCAACTCTACGGCTTCGAGTACGTCAGTTAGCTTCAGCATGGAGGTTAGGTCCATGTCGTTAGCCATCTGTTGGTACAAATATGCTGCTATTAATCCACGGTTGTTCAAGATCAGATTTATCAACTTCTGGCTTTGAGCCTTGGTGGGGGGCTTCCTTGACTTGCGAAGCTTCCTCGTTAAAGTATGAAGCTTGTCAAAAACTGGCCCTAAATCTCTTGCTATATCAATAGTCTCAACTACGTGCTGCTCTTTCCGCCGCATCTGCTCCACTCGCCTTAAACCCCTAGCGTTCATCGCTTCCTCTTCCTCTTATTTGCTTGAATCGCCCGATGATGCCTCAAAGCAGCCGCCCTCGTCTTGTGACGCTTGATGACCTTGCCCTTTTTCTTACCATGACAATGAACTACGGTCTTGCCCCTTACCGTCATATTGCACACAATTCACGCTATTACCAGTTCCCATCCGGCGCCAAACATACCGTTTGGCCCTGTAGCCAAACCTCTAACCCCTTAAAAACACAATGCCAAGTATGTATCCACCAAACAGAGAGATCTACAGTATTATCGGCAAAAGAGCTACCCGATATGACAGGCTATCGGACTCTACCCTGTGCAACTCACCTCTGCACAGCCTACGAGATTCGACCCCGTAGGACTTGAAACTCCCACTATCAACTGAATTACCCTGCTCAGGAGTTGCCGTTTCACGCTGAGTGTCACTTGACTTGACTTCACGCCAGCCCGGGTATGTCAGGCCGCTGTAGTCCATGTTCGGTCTGATCAGCCCGGTACCGATAACGTCCGTACCGGGCTAGATTGGGTAAAATTTGCGTGACTGAATATATAACTACACGTATGGGACCCACAGGCCATGCCTGAGGGGTCCCCAGGCTTGTCTGGACCGGTACAGGGCCTACTAGCCTGGTATCCGGTCTGTGCTGATACTGTGTACATAAGCAGGGTACAGGATAACAGGCTTGGGAACCAGTCTGTCAAGGATAAAATTACTATTACGCTATCGTAATTCCAATTCCGTGTACTTCCGCTTACCATCCTGTCAGTCCAATTACCGTGTTGTAACTGGTAGTTACGGATCTTGACAGGTGAGACACGGAACATCTTGACTATGCTGATATTTTGTCCGAATTTGTCTCTGAGACAGTGGTATGACACACGATTTAGACAGATTTTGAGACAGATTGAGTGAGGAGGTACGGTTTTTGGTGGTCCTGATTTAGGCCTGAAAAAATATAACTGTGGAGTTACGAGGAGTTACGGAGTTGTGGGTTTATTTGGCACGGAGCTTGCTGTAAGGATAGGCAAACACAATGCCAAAGGGGGAGGGAAAATGAGAGACCTTATCTTGCTAGTGTTAGTAACAGCGGGGATGATAGGTAGCTGGATATTTATAGTCTGGCTACATTTTTGCATGTAATCAGTGACAGGGGCACCTTTAGCGTGTCCCTTTATCTTAGGCAAGACAGAAAGGTGGTGAAAAGACAATGATGAGGAAAGGCGAAATAGTTAACATTTACCTAGACCCGATAACCAAACAGGATTATGAGGGCAAAGCAAAGCTTGTTAAACGGCTACAAACAGACAACTTTCCGTATCGCGAACAGTGGCAAGTTCAATTCCCAGATGATGATGGTATGAAGGTTAACAGATGGCTCTGTGAAGATCCTGCAATAACATTTAAGGGATAACCCCCTGAGGTTGTATAATCCAAGACAAAGGAGGCAAACATGACAAGACAGGAGAAAATACTAGTCAATAGGTATCTGCGGACCCTATATCATGGTGTCCGCAACATCAGGCACGAGGTTGATGGTGCCGTAACGTGCACCGTCGACAGGATGCCTGGTACCCACCGGCAAGGGCGTATCTTTGCCGGCTGGGACAGAGACTTATTGCGGGAGGCATCAATTAACAAGCAATAACAAGGACTTGTAGGCAAACAGCACGCGAAAGGGGGTGAAACAGGATGGATACAATCATAAGAGCACCGCACGGCACACACAGACGCAGCGTACCAATCGACAAGATAACCGTGCCTGATCTTTGGCACATTGCTATGACCTTGCAAGATAAGGCAGCACAAGACCAAGTCTTGGAATGTTGGTATCTTTGTCACGATCTACTTGCTAACATTATTGCAGATGGTGACAGCCTTTAACCTTTTCCCCTACGGCATCCGTCATTAGGGTGCCGGTGGGCAAGGGGTTAAATACAGAAGGGAAGGAGGTGAAAAGACAATGGCGAAGCAAGGAAAGTGCGAATCATGCAAGACTAGGTTTGTATGGGCTAAGGAGACACTATTACATAAATGTCATTGCCCAAAATGTGGCAGACCATTACAACAAACCTCACATCTGCTGAAATGGCCCAAGTTACAACAGAATCCGTTAAACTTGAGCCGAGCAATCAGGTACTTTGGCACTCAGGCTTTTGGGTTGCCCGAAAAACCTCGGCATGACTGCCGGAAAGGCAACTAGCCAAGAAGGGAGGGAGGTTATCATGACAAGACACGACGTACTAAACAGTTATGATGTCAATGAGTATGGCATCATTACCAGTCCCGGCAAATTCGAAGGGGAGATGGTCTATGTCCCTAGTCTATGGGACATAGTTCTTGGTGGTATGGCAGATGAGGAGTATTACGAAGAAGGTATTTTGCTTGCTGATATCCATATCACGAGCGCAGTTGACGAATTCCCAGAGTTGGAATCGGGTACTTACACCTTGTGGGAAAGCGAACAAGGTTTTGTACATTGCGAAATGTTAACAACGGCATGACTGCCGGAAAGGAGCACAGCATGGACGTATTTGCAAAACATCAAACCAAGATTGCCAAGGACACTATGAAGATGTCTGAAGTTGGTGCCTTGATTATGGGCGATATGACAAAGGCTGAAGCAAGGGCATTTCTCGCCCCTGATTGTATTATTCACAGCCTGTTTTTTGACTCTGATACCCCTGAGTTTCACCGTAGCGAGTATTGCGAAAAGAACTGCCAATACAAGTGCATCAATGGACATGCTTACAAAACAAGATAAGGAAGGAGAACGACGATGGATACAATCACCAAGCCTAAAGACGTTAAATTAGAGCTCACAGGCGGCAGCCTGTGGGAGCATTGGGCTATCAGCCCTAATGGAAATCGGATACTCCGTCGAGGATCCTGTTTCGATTGTGTTGACAGCCAGGGGTATCTCACGTTTGACTCCCAATACGCTCAGGAGTCAGCGGCAGAGTTGTTCCGGCTTGAAGCCGTGAAAGGAGAGTGATACCTAATGCAATGGTTATCCACAACATACGGCATCATCAAGGGCAACCCGCCGCCAGCCTGCATGGGTTGCTACAAGGTGCCGGCGGTTTGCAAGGTAAGGCTTGTTGAGTACCAAGGTAACGAGCCGGTAACGGTGGATGTGTCTTTGTGCTCTGATTGTGATGATAGGGCAAGACAAGGGACTTTGGATCTCAAATACGGCCATGTAGGCCGGGAAAGGTAAGGTGAGAAGATGGGAAAACGCAAAGCATTGAAGGCTAGACTAAAAGACTTATGTAAACATGAATGGGAATATCAGCAAGCACTTAAACTGCTACCTGCTGTTAAAAAGGCAATAGGCGGTAAAGGCGGAAAAATCTACGCTGAAGTTGAAACTGTAGCCCAAAGCGGAATGAGCGTGACAGTCGCCTTGAGAATAGTACACAAAGGCAGCATTATAAACCTCAATGATACGGTTTTTGCTAAAATTTACGGTGACAGCATTAAAAATGGCACAGTTCGAGTGCACGGCTGTGGTATGGACATGCTCTTCGACTCTACATATCGGCTTTATCAATTCCTATTTGACCAACACAGGCGACCATATCAAAAGCATTTGAACAGATACATAGGATAACAACCCCCACGAAAGCCCCGGCCTCTACCGCTGGGGCTTGGAAAGGATAAGGTGACGATATGGGAACAAGAAGCTTGACAGTATTTCAAGGCAATGGTTTAGACAACTTTGAGGAAATTGCGGTTATGTATCGGCATTATGACGGATACCCTACTGAACATGGGCAAGACCTTGCCGACTTTCTCAAAGATTTCCAAGTTGTCAACGGTTATGGTAGCGACACAAATAAGGTTGCCAATGGTATGAGTTGTTTAACAGCTCAAATTGTAGCACACTTCAAAGAAGGTTGTGGGAATATATACCTTCATCCTGCTGGCACAAGAGATGCCGGAGAGGAATTTATTTACACAATTTATGAAAAAGACGGCAAGGTTTATATTAAGTGCCAATCACAAGAGGATATGAACGTGCTATTTGATGGACTTGCCAACGAATTTGATGGAGAAAGCCTAGAAAAGACTGAATAAACCTAATTGTTTCAATAAAGCCTCGATACTCCTCTTATCGGGGCTTTCCTTTGCCTTTCCGATACCGGCTAACCGCAGCCCCCAACAAAGCAAAGATGACGAAAATGATAACGATACCGACTAACTGGACAACTGCGATGATGGTTTCGATCATAGTAAAATTTCAAGAACCTCATGCAAGGCACAAGCTTTAAGCTCGTTGTCATATAGTTCAACATTTTTCTTTTTCATCGCCTCATTTCGTCTGCATAGTCCCTATACAGTCTGTCAATCTTCTTTCAAAGCCATAACGGACGGTATCTTGTAGCCTGCCCACGCCTGTTATTAACTCTGGCAACCGCCCCTGCCCAAACCCAGGCCATAAGTTGCCGGTGTGCTCGCCTGGGACCGCCACGGCAAACACGCCTATAGTCAGCTTGGGTAAATGGCCTGTTCCGGTGACACATCCATATGAATTGACGGAGCCAGTATGTTTTGTTGGGAGGCATATTATCCCCATAGTGGCAATAAATACTATAAAAATATATTGCATCTCATAATCGG